TTTCTTTCCTGCGAATTTAAGTCGATCCCATGTACGAAGAGGCGCTCACGGATCATAAGGCCGATAGCTTTTTGAAACCAGAGATTAATCCCTGGCTCAATAGCTATGACACGGTCCGTAAACGCATCCTTCGGCACAGTGACAACATAATTCCCAGTCTCAAATGAAGGGAAACCCGATTGATTCAGGTGTTCCCCCCAAATGGGATAAGCCTCTGAGAAGAGGTCGGAGATTATGTAGTACAAATCACGCGTTATTCCAGTTTCACACTGGAACTTATTGGTGGCTGATGCTTCAACTCCCTTTAAGAGAGTTGTCACACCAGGACCCCAATTAGCCTTGTTAAATAGGTCTTCAGGAGAATAACCGACCAGCACATCTTCGATTTTACGAATGAATGTGTTATACATCCAAACGTTCGGACCCCTATATGAAGGGTCAGAAGTCAGATGTGTCAATCGGAAATTCGTTTGCCTACACAAAGCCTCAGATTCTGAGAACTTTGTAAAAGCAACTTGCTGCTTATCTACGCCGGTCTTTAAAAAGGTCGACTTTGACAGCAGTTTTGTTGCAGCGTAAGCATCTCTAAAATCTACTAGATTATTATAATCTAGTGGATTGAAAGCCAAAGTTTTTAACTGTGAAGGATCATCACGAATGATGATCCAAACAGCCAAAGAACGAGGGCAATCGAGAGACTGAAGAATTTCTTCAACAGCAGAAAGCGTTACACTCTCTGGAACGCGATATTGTACGAACTGGGAAACCAGTTTCGAACTATGCTTCTTAGAAGACATAGGTAGATCTCCTTTTCTGATACATGGATTACCCCTTAGGGTACTAGCGTAGTGTTTGCTAGAAGCTTAGTAAGGCTTATCCAAGGTGATCACGGCTCCAGGCAGCGGGCTACCAGTTGCATCGGTAGGCACGTCGTCAGAAGCGTTGATCGTCGTCATGAACAGGCTCAGAACCCGGCTGAAAAACGCAGTACGTTCAGCAAGGGTGGCTCGTTCAGGAATCAGAAATTCACCATTGAAAGTGCACTCATACGCCTTCGTCGGAGCGGGTTGAATCCCGGTCGCCGTTGACGGAGAGGTCACCTCAAGGGTGGGGGAGACGTACTTCGCTTGAATCCTTGTCACACGGGACGTCTTGGTAGGCGCCCTGCAGGACAAGGTAAAGCTGGGATAACCGATCTGATAACCACTGGATCGATCAACCCATTTCGCGACACCAGTTGGCGTAAAGCCTTCGGGGTCAAGATTGCCGGGTGATCCGGCAGAACTGACATCAACACCTGCAGTAGCACTCGTTGTACGAATGGTACCACCAAGGATTGAGGACAGTTTAATTGCAGCGATTGCTGACATTGAAACCTCAATTAAATTGCATTAATACCGAGCTGGTTCATCAATGTTTCGAAGTGAATGCTACAGTAAGCAGTGCAGCGGCGTTAGCCGCATGTATCCCGGAGACAGGATTCTTCGGCCGGGGAAAGTTAGGTTTCGGGAAGTCCGTAAGGACAACACGATCTAGCTTTATCCCAGACGCGAATCCAGCTCCTGATGCAGTTACACTGGTATACGGTAGGTCATCACCAGAATAATTGATGAAGGCGGTACAATATTGTCTCGTAAAGTAAGTCTTATAGCCCCTAAGAAAGGAAAGGCCATCAAACGTATGATACGCTTGAAGGGCATTCCCGATCGGAAGGAACCAATCGACTACAAACGAGTACGGTATTAACTCCCACGCCAGCGCTGTAGGAGAAGTGAAGCCTAAGGACGCAAAAAGATTGACAACCCGGCTATCCAACCTATATGTAATACTCATCTTCTCTTGAGTAACGACATGATAAAATCTCGTGCCGATATTCTTCGAGTTAACGAGT